GCCAAGGACGCCAGCAACCCCTCCACCCGCTCCAAATACGCCACGCTCGCGGCCGTGATCCAGGCCGTGCGCCCGGTCTACTCCAAGCACGGCATCGTCATCGAATTCGATACCGGCATGGCCGATCCTGCGCTCGGCGACGGCTGGATGCGGGTGCTCGCCTTTCTGTCGCATCAGGCCGGCTACAAGCGCACGTTTCACATCGATATGCCCAGCGATGGCAAAGGTGCTCGCGGCAATGACGTGATGACCCGCACGCACGCCACCGGCTCGGCCTATACCTACGGCCGCCGCTATCTGCTGCTCGGCATCTTCAACATCGCGGTGGAGGATGACGACGGCAACGCCGCCAGCCGCGGCAAGGCCACCGGCGAACTGCTCAACGCCGATCAGATGGAATACGTGTGGGAGAAGGCGCGCGAATACTGCGATCCCGACGTGCAGCAGGAGTGGATCGAACTGCTGGTCAAGTCGGTCGGCCACGACACCCTGGCTGAGGTGCCGGCATCGCTGTTCGAAATGCTGCGGCAGAAAATCATCGCATGGCCGAAGTCGCCGGGCGCCGCCAAGTGGAAAACGCAATGACGGTGGAGATCATCGATTGCGAGCAGGGCTCGCCGGAATGGTATCAGGCGCGGTTGGGCATCCCAACCGCTTCCTGCTTCAAGGATGTGAAAGCGCAGGGCGAGGGCAAGGTGCGTTCCACCTACATGCGCCGCCTTGCCGGCGAGATCATCACCGGCCAACCGGCCGAAACATTCCGCTCGCCGGAAATGGAGCGCGGCAGTCGGATGGAGGATGAAGCGCGCGCCAACTACATCTTCGGCTGGAACAACACCCGGCCGACGCGCGTGGGCTTCGTGCGCCGGGCCTATGTTGGCTGCAGCCCGGATGCGTTGCTGGGCGATGACGGCGTGCTGGAGATCAAGACGCAAAAGCCCGAACTGCTGATTGCCACCCACGACGCCGATCGGTTTCCGCCCGAGCACATCGCGCAATGCCAGGGTGCGCTGCTGGTCACCGGCCGCAAGTGGGTTGACCTGTGCGTGTACTGGCCGGGCATGCCGATGTTCGTGCGGCGTGCCGAGCGCGACGAGGATTACATCGACATGTTGATGGACGAACTCGCCCGCTTCAACAACGAACTACAGGCCATGGTCGCGCGCGTGCGCGCCTATGGGCAGAGGGCGGCAGCATGAAAGACCGCATCCCGATCATCCGCAACGTCCTGCGCAACGATCTGCTCGACCGCATCAAGGAGAAGCACGACCAGTGGTTTGCCGACAGCATGGAGCTCTACAAGATGGGCGGCCTCAAGCCCGGCCAAGCCGTCAACGACGTGATCACCGTGATGACGTACCAAGTCGTCTGGCTGCTCGATTATTATGATGTCGACCTGAACGAATTCATCGACGGCTTGCGCAGCACCATGCACATTTACCGGAAAGCAAATGAGCAATGACCGCGCCCCCGCCGATGTTCTTTGTGTGGAATGGATCGGAGTTGGAGCCGATGGAGAGGTTTTCGCGGCTGGCCGAGCAATCGTTCACATCAGGCCATTGCTACAAGATGATGGTGGTGGAGGAGGGCGAGCGGCGCTCGTCAGAGCAGAACGCCAAGATGTGGGCCATGCTCACCGAATTCAGTCAGCAACTCCAACACGGCGACCGCTACTACGATCCCGAACATTGGAAGGCGATCCTGCTGCACGCCTGGGGGCAGGAGATCGAATTCCTGCCGGCGTTGGATGGCAAGGCCTTCATTCCTTACGGCAACCAGAGCAGCAAAATGCTCAAGCGCGACATGATCAGCTTTCTGGAATTCATCCTCGCCGAAGGCACCAAGCGCGGCGTCAAGTTCGCAGACGATCCGGCCGACCACTTGCGTGATCACAAGGCGTGACATATGGTGTCGCTGTTCTGCCAGAACAGGAGGATCAATATGGCAAAGAAGCGCAAGACAACGGCGACGGTACGCCACCCGTTTTTGTACCGGCTATCGTTCACCGACAAAAGCCCGCCGCTGATCAAGAAGGCTATGGCCCGGGTGCATTACTCCACCCGGCCCGTCACCATCACATTGACCGCCGAGCATGTTCGCAAGTCGATGAAGCTTGGCGGCGCCGGCCGCTCCGACATCTGTGCCGGCGCCATCTGCACCATCGCACATGCACAGTCGTTTCCGCATCCAGTGGTCGGGGGCATGGATTTCCACGCCACCCGCGTATTCATCCCGAGCAAGCGCAATGCCTTTGGCCTGCCCTCCGACTGCTTTGTGTACGAACACAACGCAACCAAGGTGGCTGAACTCAACGACACCCGCGGCGGGCAAGCCAAACTGCTCGAAATGATTGAGCGCGATGGCCCGATCAGCATCGAACTCAAACCCCACCGCGTGCGTTCGATCGTCGGCCGGCCCGGCAAGGGGCGCGGCAAGAGCGGCAAGCGTGCCAAGAGCCTCGGTCGGGGGGCGCGACTGCGCTGGGCGCGAATGCAGTTGGGAGGCCCACCGGCGTGAGCCGCACTGAATTCAGCACTAAGATTAGGGATCAAGCCTATGAACGATCCGGGGGGTTCTGTGAGTGCGGATGCGGAAGACCGCTTGTCGTCGGACAGATCGACTACGATCACAGAATTCCCTGGGATATCAGCCGCGACAGTACACTGCAGAATTGTGTTTGCATGCTGCGCGGATGCCATCGCACAAAAACTAGAGCAGATATCCGCGACATTGCAAAAGGCCGGCGCATCCGACGTAAGCATCGCGGTATCCATAAGCGATCAGGATTTGCGACCAACCGCGACGGGCCATTCAAGCGCAAGCTGGATGGCACCATCGAGAAGCGCCGATGACTAGCCGCGATCACTTCAACCCAATTGGATATGGCACCCCCATGACCGACATTGTCGAGCGGCTGCGCGATCCATCCGGTGACATCTTCCCGATGTGCCGGGAGGCCGCCGACGAGATCGAGCGGCTTAACGATGCCCTGACCGACTACCATCGAATAAAAAAACTTGGCAGGGCAGATGCAGCCGACAACGCGCGGCTGCGTGCGGCGCTGCAAGCCTTGGCCGATGACGACGCCGTCCCACCGTGGATCAGGACGCTTGCCCGCCGCGCACTGGAGCCCAAGCCATGAGGATCGAGGATAGGCTGATGTTGGCAACTATTTGTTTTCTGCAATTACTTACGTTCGGTTTTGTACTGTTCGGGTTGATCCTGCGATGAGCCGCGCACTGGAGCCCAAGCCGTGAGCACCGCCAGCGACACCATCAAGCGCCTGCGCGCCGAACTGGTCCGGCTGGCAGAGGAGAACATCAGGCTGGAACGCACGTTGAAAATTCTAATGCGTAGAAGAGGGCAGACGATGATCCCGAAATATCCGTTCGTCGTGATGGTATGGCGCAAGGTCGGAGGCACCAAGCTGGACCAGCGCGCCAAATCTTTTGAAACGCTCGACACCGCCCACGCCTATGCCGGCACGATCCTGCGATCGACCGATGTGCGCCGCGTGCAGATATACTGCATCCTTGATGACACCTCGCGCGACAGCCAGGGCAACGTGCTCGGTTTCGATCATAACTACCAGCAGGCCGCGCCTAACTAGGCGAGTGCCAGGGGTACACGACCGACACGACATCGTCGGTGCTCACCCCAAGGCTCTTGGCGAGGGCCGGTGAAAGATCCGCCGCACGTCCGGTTTCAGCCTCATGCGGCCCCCAATCGGCCGGGTGCGCCAGCCGCTGCACGCCGGTCTTCTTGTTGGTCACCAGCGCCATCTGGCCGCTGTGGCCTAGCATGTCTTTGGGCGTGATGTCGTAGTCCCATCTGCACGCCACATAGAACACGCTCGGGTCCATGCGCCGGGCGAGCCCGGTGGTTGCCGGCGGCTGATCCTCAAGGAATAGCCAGGGCGCATCCTCCTCCTCATAGAAGAACGCGAGTCCTTCAGATGGTGACACGCCGGTATCGTCGGGCCCGCCGAAAGTCGAGCATGTGCCTTCCGCCGCGAACAGCACATCGCTCGGCGGCTCGGGCGTGGGGCCGGGTTCGCTTTCCTCGCCGGCAATGGCGCCAGCAATGGCGGCACAGATCTCATCATAGTTCTGGTAGTAGATGTCCACATCAGCTTGGCTGTCCACGAAACAGGTTTCGATTAAAATCGCCGGCTCTTCCGTTCCATTGAGGAAGGCCAAATCGGTTCTTTTTTTCGGGCCGCGATTGATCAACCCAGACGCTTCACAAATGCTGTCCACCACCTCATCGGCAATCTCCTGGCCGGTCGAACTGACATAAAGCACCTCACAGCCCATCGGCTTCTGCGTGGTTTCGTAAGCGTTGAAGTGAACCGAAATATCTAGATCCCTGGTCTGGGCATTATGGAAATCAACGATCCGGTTCAGGTTCTCGGACTGATCGTCGGATACGTTGTCGTGATAGGTGGTCACTTGAACGCCCTGCTCGCGCAGATAATCCGCAACGGTTTCCACCACCTTGCGCGCCTCGTCCACCTCGTCGATGTAGCCCGAGGCGCCGCGGATGTGCTTGCCGTGGCCGCTGCTGATGACAACCTTCATGGCGCAAACCCTCCCAGCAGCCGCACCCGCAATTCATTGCCGGCCGGCGCCGATGCGCCGGTGTCAATCGCAATGGCAAAGGTGCGGATGTCTTCCTGCACCACCGGCCGGTCACGCGTGCCAGAGCGGATCTTGAGGAAGCCGGTCACCGTGTCCATGCCGATGATGGCGGTGCCGGCGAACACCGTGCAGGACACCTCCTGGCCGTTTGGCTTCATGATGTCGTTGAAGCCGACGCCGTCGCTCGATGTCTGGAACGTGATGTCGGCAAACGTCCACAGCTTCGGCATGGTGATCTTGATGATGCGCCCGGCGCTGCAGTCGAGCGCATCCGACAGGCTCTCGCCCGCAGAAATATTCGGACCATTCAAAACTTGGATTGCCATTTCATTTCTCCGGTGAGCAGGACGGTGGTTGCCAATCGAGCGCAAATTTGCGCGCGCGATTGTGAGCGTTGATAGCGTTGGTGGTTCCTACTTGCGCCCTGGCCGGCTGATCGTGCTGGGGGTCTTTCTGCCAGATGTCGAATAGGTGCGTCATCGCTTTCTGCAGGCCGTCATCGATGCCCTTGAGCGCAATGTCGCGGATACGCTCGCGCTCGGTCGGCTCGATGCAGTCATAGGCGACCTTGCTCACTGCTTCGCGTTCAAAGAACGCGAGCATGGCAAGCGTGATGGCCACTGTAGTGAAGGCGACGACGATGCCGATAAACCGCTCTTGGTTCATGATGGCCACAACGGAACGCCCGAACCGGCGAATAGCCGCCACAGGATCAGGATGGCCACCAGCACCAGCACAACGCCGAGGATCACGATCACCATGTGCGGCAGCACAATGCCGATCGCGCCCAGCACCCAGACGATCAGGTAGAAGCACAGCGCGAGGCCGCATAGATAAATCAGGGCATAGATGATGCGCTCGACCATGGTTGCCTCCCGGTCACAGATTGTGGTAGTCTGGCCACATGAGGAAAAAGCCAAAACCCCATTCCGCACGCTGGCTGAAGCGTCACGGGTTCACCAATGGCCTTTGGCGATTGGAGGAGCGTGATAAGGCACGCAAGCCGCCCCCGCTCAAGGTGGTGGCGCTGCGGCTGCGCTATCGCGTCGAGGACACTAATCCCGGCGATTAGTGTCGACCGGCACTGGTGCCACACTCAGCAGCGGCCCACGCCGGCCGGGTGCGTTCTGTCCCATGATGAAACGGTGCAGTACGTCCTGCGGGCTCTCGCCGGTCTTCGCCGCGGTGAGCCGGATGCGATCCTCCAACACCTTGAGGAAGGGATCGGCCGAGGATTTCAGGCCGGTCTGCTCGCCGCCGCCGATCCAGGCCGAGGCCTGATACTGCGCCGGCGTCATCCCCAGCTTGCGCGCCTCCTCCTGCTGTAGCCGCTCGATGAAGCCGTATTCGGTCTTGGCCGGCTTATTGACCGGCCGGCCCTTGGTGTCGGTCATGCCCCACAGCCGCGCGTTATGGGTGTCGACCGTGACCGGCATCTGATTGCCGGCGAGGTTCTCCACGAAGCTTGCCGGCTTCGGGTTCTGCAACACCGGCCAGCCGCCCTCGTTCAAGACGTTGTTGGCGTTCTGCACATGTAGCCGCTGGGCGATGTGGCCGTAGGGCGACGGCAGCGGTTCAACCAACGCATTGCCGGCCCTGGCCGGCAGCGGCTCGCCGCGCTGCGCCAGGCCGTAGTAATAGGCGGCATTACGCGCGTTCTCAGCAACCTTGGAGCGCGGTGAGGTCGCCGCCACCATGTCGAGGTACTGCCGGTAGGCCGCCTCGCCCTCTGGGCCGCGCGCCTCGATGAAGGCCTGCCGCAATGGATCGGTGTTGTACCACTCGATGCCGCCCTGCTCGGCGCCGCGCTTCACCACCTCGTTCACCCGCGCAACATTGGCCTTGTCGGCCAGCGCCTGCGTGCGCTCGGGCACGCCGCGGGGTGCATCGTATCGCTGCAGATCGCGCTGCGGCACGTCAGGCACCTCGCGCAGTTTGGAATAGTCGAACAGCGGGGTATCGGGTGATCTGAGAGCCGGCTTGGCGACCTGGGGAATTGCCGCCCGCCTAATTGCCCCAGCGCCCAGCACCGCGCCTTCCATCGCCGGCGCCACCAGCGGAGCGCCCGCGGCGCCGATCGCCTGCTGCACCACCGGCCCGGCGTCGTAATATTCGTTGCCGTAGTGCTGGATCTTGCCGCCCTCCTCGAACGCC